CTCTCGTCTGGGGAATATCTCCCCGGCAGCCTTCAGGGAAAAATATCATCAGATGGCTGCTTAAAAAAAGAACAAATGGTAGTGTCCGCTATTGCCAGTACACCTCAATTGCTCTGCGGCTTCGCTCAGAGCTGGCGTATGTTCCCGGCCTACTGATTCACACAGGTAATCAACGAAACCGGACACCAGTTTTCGTTCGCGAGGCGTGATCGCCCCACCGACCGGAGTCCAGTAATCGAAACCCAGTTGCAGGAGTTTGAAAAAACGCTTGTGGAATGCGTAGTTACACACACGCTTAAAGTCTGCGTGTATCCACTCACCTATTTTGATTTGATGCAGAAAATCGCAACTCTCCGGCGTCGCCGGGAGAAGTAATCCGGAAGAGGTTTGTTTGACCAGTTGTATATGTGCCATCGGCTTTCTCCGGTGGCACGGTGTTACACAGCAGGAGTTCAATCCTGCTCAAGATTGTAGATGAGTTTATTCTTCAGCAAAAGCAGAAAACCAGCCTTAAAACCAATCTCTTTCAAAACCCGTAATGATGTGACAAATTCGTCCTCACGCAAAATAAAACCGTCCGTCAGAAGTCCATTACAAAAATAAAATAACACAGCACCGCTCTTCCTTTGTTGAGATTGCAAACATCTAATGCGGCAATGGCTGACAATCGCTCCATTCTCAACGCGCACAGCATAGAGGCCATTTTCACTAAAAATTTCACGCAATTCTTCGATTTTCATCTTCAGAATCCTTCCAGATAAATAGCTCTCCCCTGTTCGGGGTCCATCCCTCTTCTCCCTGCGCGCTACTTAAGTGAGTCGATTCTATCTGCGAAGGTGCGCGAATCAAATTCACCGGAAATAAACAACAAAAAACCCGCCGAAACGCTGAGAGATCACAGCGATGGGCGGGTTAAGTGCGGGTGCGTTGAGGATGCCTGACACATCAGAGGTGGGCGGGGATGGGATCAGCTCCCCGCCCGGTCACTCTTACTTCCTGGATTCGTAGTCTACGAAGACAGCGACCTCCGTCTGGCCGGTTCGGATTCGTACCTCACAGAGGTCTTTCCTCGTTACCAGTGCCGTCACTATGACGGTTAAACAGATGACGATCAGGGCGATTAACATCGCCTTTTGCTGCTTCATAGCCTGCTTCTCCTTGCCTTTC